GAGGTGACGCATGAGCATAGAAGTAAACACACGCAAGGCGGTGTCTACAAGTCTGAAGGACTATTGCTACTTCAGCGGAGAGGATGCTTTCATTGAGGCGACCGAGTGGACAAATGGGGAAGGTTGGGATATTACAATCAACACAAAGAGTGGAGACAAGATCATAGCACTGACGCATGGTGAGATGCGTGCGTTGATAGTTCTCACCAACTATGCAGGGGAATAAATATAGGAGCTTCCTAGTAGCTCATTGTTAAAGGACCACCCTTAGCAGAGAGAACCAGAGGTAGCGGAGCTGCCGCTCCTATTCTAAAAATCTAGAAAAAATTTAAACACGAACTACAATGAACGGTGTTTCTGTATTTGCTGTACTCACTATTATCTTTGCGATTGCTAAGCTAATGGGATACTTTACTTACTCTTGGGTCTGGGTGTTTGCTCCGATGATCTTCAGTGTAAGCCTTGGTCTTATCATTCTTTTGTTTGTAGGTCTCATTGCTTTCATTGGTTCTACTGTTAAAAACTAAACAAGGACTTATGGCATATATTGAACTAAACGATAAGCAGCTTTTAAAAGCTGTGTCCTCTTCTCTTGATGAGGCATATGACCATCTATTAGTGAATGGTTTACTTAAGATAATGATAAAGAGCTTGCGTGATTGGCATGGGTTAGATTATGTTTTAGTAGAAAAACTAAGTAAAGAAGCAAAGAACTACTTAGGGGAAGAGTAAACACACATAATTTGTATTAAATGAAAGTATCATTCGTAAGTAAGACACAGAGTGACAGGTTTGAAAGTACCGAAGCACTGATGATATACTGTGCTAGGGTGAGTAGTGCTGAACAAGACAAGGATGAATATGAAAAGCTTCTCAGGTATTGTATAAACAACGGACACTGGTCTGTGTTTGAGATGGCTGACATGACTGTAGAGATTGAGACAAGCAGGGCAATAGCTCAGCAGGTTCTCAGACATAGGTCATTTTCATTTCAGGAACTAAGTCAAAGGTACACACCTGTGTCTGGGTTTGAAGAGGTGGAGCTGCGTAAGCAGGGAGATAGTAAGCAGGGTAGTGGTGAGGTGTACAGTGATGTAGACTTTCATCACATGGTTACTGAAGTACAGGCGTTGAGTATGGATGTCTATGACACAATGTTAAAACACGGTGTAAGTAGAGAGACAGCACGCTTTGTTCTTCCTCTATGTACTACTACAAAGATGTACATGAAGGGTAGTGTACGGAGCTGGATACATTACCTGATGGTGAGGGTAGACCCACACACACAGAAGGAACACAGGTTGGTGGCTGATGAGATTAAGAAGATATTCAGTGAACACTTTCCTGTTACAGCTAGAGCTATGTCGTTCGTTTAACAAAAAGAAAAACCAATATGATTTATCGTAGTGACCTGCATCCTTATCTTAAAGACAAGCCTGACGGTTTGCTGAGAATCTTCGGAGTTCTCCTCTTTATTTTCTTTCCCCTTCTGGTTCTGATAACAGCTACCTATAACTGCATTCGTGTTCTTGTTGACTACATAGTTAACGATGAAGTGCCTGAGGTTGTAGATACATGGGAAGACATTAAAGATTTTATCAAAGGTTCTATTAGTGAATGAATACTGACTATCAGAATTATATAGCACTCTCCCGCTACTCACGGTACATCCCAAGTGAGCAGCGGAGGGAGAGGTGGGAAGAAACAGTAACAAGATATTGTACTTTCTGGAAGGATAAATATCCTGACATCTTTCCTTATGAGGAGGTAAAACAATCCATCAGTTCTCTAAAGGTTATGCCTTCCATGAGAGCTTTGATGACAGCAGGTAAGGCGTTAGATAGAGACAATGTAGCTGGGTACAACTGTAGCTATATGGCTGTAGATAACCAGCGGTGTTTTGATGAGGTGTTGTACCTGCTGATGTGTGGTGTTGGTGTAGGATACAGTGTAGAGAGGCAGTTCATATCTAAGCTTCCAGTAGTTTCTGAAAGCTTTTACCCATCCGATACGGTTATCTCAGTTAGGGATAGTCGTATTGGTTGGGCTTCTGCACTTCGTGAACTTATCTCTCTGCTCTATCAAGGACAGGTTCCCAAGTGGGATGTGTCTAAGGTTCGTCCTTCAGGTGTTCCTTTGAAAACCTTTGGTGGTCGTAGCTCTGGACCTCAGCCTCTTGTTGATGTGTTCAATTACTTTGTAGCTGCCTTCAAGGGTTCAGCAGGACGCAAGCTAAACAGCCTAGAGGTTAACGACCTGATGTGTAAGATCTCCATGTCGGTGGTTAGTGGCGGTGTTAGAAGGTCAGCTTGTATCTGTCTGACAAATCTGTCTGACCTCCGTATGAGGGACGCTAAGTCTGGGCAGTGGTACATAGAGAAACCCGAAAGGTCTCTTGCTAACATCTCTGTTGCATACACTGAGAAGCCTGACATAGGACAGTTCATGCAGGAGTGGATGTCGTTGTATAACAGTAAGGCAGGAGAGAGGGGGATATTCAATAGGGTTGCTGCCGTAAAGAAGGTAGAGAAGTATGGTAAAAGAAAGGCAGAACCTATTGAAGAAGCGGGTGGTACAAACCCCTGCGGTGAGATCATTCTTCGTTCTTGTTCTTTCTGTAATCTTACTGAGGTAGTAGTCAGAAACACTGACACTGTAGATGACCTATTACACAAGGTAGAGGTAGCAGCTATCCTTGGAACCTTTCAGGCTACCCTTACAGACTTCAGGTATCTTAGGTCTGTGTGGTCTACTAACACTGAGGAAGAGAGACTGCTTGGTGTAAGCTTGACTGGGTTGATGGATCATCCAATGTTCAACAGTGTTGAGAATATGGTAGAGGCTGCTGAAGTCCTTGATGTTATGCGTAATGTTGTGGTAAGGACTAACGCAGAGTGGGCAGAGAAGCTAGGTATAAACCCAGCGGCTGCTACCACTACCATCAAACCTAGCGGTACAGTGTCACAGCTTGTAGATAGCAGCTCTGGTATACACCCTAGGTATAGTAAGTACTACATTCGTAGGGTTAGGAATGATAAGAAGGATCCATTGTCTTCCTTCCTTATTGCTCAGGGTGTGCCTTATGAGGAAGATGTACACAACCAAGATATGTATGTCTTCAGCTTCCCTATGGCTGCTCCTGAAGGTGCTCGTACTACAGAAGAAGTATCTGCTATTGAGCAGTTGAACAGGTATCTGTTGTATAATGAGTATTGGTCTGAGCATTCTATCTCTATCACTGTCTATGTTAAAGAACATGAGTGGTTGAAGGTAGGTGCTTGGGTGTATCAAAACTTTGACAAGTTGAATGGTGTATCCTTTCTTCCACACTCTGACCACATCTATAAACAAGCACCTTATGAATCTATAAATCATGAAGAGTTCATAAGGATTAGTGAAGAGATGCCAAAGATTGACTGGAACGCATTCAATGTTAAAGAGTACGAAGATGTAACTGCTGGTATAAAGGAGTTTGCCTGTACAGCAGGAGGCTGTGAGATGGTTTAAAGATACCACCATAGCTAGAGTAACACAAACACAAACAAAATAAACTATGCTTATTATTAAAGGTAATGCCAAGTGGGCTAAGGTTCATGTTCCTGACACTAAGTTCAATCCTGACGGAGACTACTCTATTCAGGTACTAATGTCAGCAGAAGAGGCAGCAGTTGTTGAGGAAAAACTTCAGGAAATTCTTGATGAGTTTGTTGCTGAGTTGGTAAAGGAGAAACCACAGCTTGCAAAGACCGTGAAGCTTGCTACCCTGTGTGAGAATGAGTTTGATCAGGACGGTAATGAGACTGGAAAGGTTGTATTCAAAACAAAGCGTAAGGCTATCCTTCATTCTAAGAAGACAGGTAAGGACTATGTTCAGAATGTTGTAGTTGTTGACGCTAAACGCCAGCCCACTAAGGTAGACATTGGTAACGGGTCTGTTGTTAAGGTTGCTGTTGAACCTCGTCCTTACTATATGCCATCTTCTAAGACTGCGGGTGTTTCTCTTCAGCTTAACGCTGTACAGGTTATTACTCTTGTAGAGTATAAGGGATCCGCTGCTGCTATCTTTGATGATGAAGAAGGATACGAGACAGAGGCAACCGATAACACACCCTTTGATGTTAATGAAGACTTCTAAAACTAGAAGTACCTTTGAGAAGACAGTCTTATCAGAACTAGATCGTGAGGGTATACATTACCTGTACGAACCTGATAAGATTGTCTATCAGGTTGAGCGGTACTATGTTCCTGACCTACTCATCAATGATATTTATATAGAATTGAAGGGGTACTTTAGGGAAGATGCACAAAGAAAGATGAGAGCAGTGAAGGCTCAGCACCCAGACCTAGACATACGCTTTGTCTTCCAGAATTCTAACGCTACCATACAGGGAGCAAAGAAGAGGAAAGATGGAAGTAAGATGACTTGTGCTGAGTGGGCTGACCGCTATGGTTTTATATGGTCTCACTTAAGAGTTCCTAAAGAATGGATAAAGTAAACAGCAGTGAATTCGTTAGACACACATCTTGTCCTAATTGTGGTAGTAGCGATGCTAATTCCCTTTACTCCGATAATCATACTTATTGCTTCAGTTGTGGCGTGTACGGTAACGGAGGTGACACAGAGTATCAACCGCAATCTAAAGTAAATTGGAATATGGAAGAACTTGTTGAATCAATTCCTCAGGCTCTCCCTAAAAGAAAGATTACTCAATCCACCTGTAGTAAGTGGGGGTATGGTGTAGGTTCCTATAAAGGTAAGCCAGTACAGGTAGCTAACTACCAGAATAAAGATGGAGAGGTAGTAGCACAGAAGCTGAGGTTCCCGGGTAAAACCTTCTCCATTGTAGGTAGTCTTAAGGATGCGCTGCTTTATGGAGAATGGTTGTGGAGAGACGGTGGAAAAATGGTCACCGTTGTAGAGGGTGAGGTAGATGCCTTATCACTTAGTCAGGTGTTTGATAACAAATGGCCTGTTGTGTCTATACCTAACGGAGCACAAGCAGCTAAGAAAGCGGTAGCCAAGAGTATTGAATGGCTATCAAAGTTTGAGAGTGTTATCTTCATGTTTGATATGGACACTCAAGGACAGAAGGCAGCTAGAGAATGTGCCGCAATACTCCCACCTAACAAAGCCAAGATAGCTACACTTCCATTAAAGGATGCTAATGAAATGCTTCAGGCAGGTAGAGTCAAAGAACTTGTCTCTGCTGTCTGGGATGCAAAGGTTGTCCGTCCCGATGGTATTGTAAGCGGTGAAGACCTATGGGATGTAGTGAGTTGTGACGATGAAGTAGACTCTTGCTCTTATCCTTACACTAACCTTCAAGAGAAGACACAGGGTATTCGTAAGGGAGAGATTGTAACCGTAACAGCAGGTAGTGGTATAGGGAAGTCTCAATTCAGTAGAGAGATAGCATATAGCCTACTGAAGCAGGGTGAGACAATAGGGTACATAGCACTTGAAGAGAGTGTTAAGCGTACAGCCTTAGGTCTTATGAGTATAGAAGCTAACATCCCACTACACATAAACAGAGAAGGTGTAAGTGAGGAGAAACTAAAGGAGGCTTTTGATGCGACAGTGGGCAGCGGTCGGGTTTATCTTTATGATCATTGGGGTAGCACTGACAGCGACAACCTCATCAGTAAGATTAGGTTTCTTGCCAGAGGATGTGGTTGTAGTTATATCATTCTTGACCACATCTCTATTGTCGTTAGTGGTATTGACGGTGGTGACGAGAGAAGGATAATTGATAACACCATGACAAACCTTCGTGGTCTTGTAGAAGAGTTAAAGTGTGGTATGCTTTTAGTGTCCCACCTTAAGAGACCACAAGGGGAACGAGGACACGAAGAAGGGGCAACCACTAGTCTTGCTCAGCTTCGTGGTAGTGCTGCTATAGGTCAGCTTTCAGATGTAGTGATAGGTCTTGAAAGAAACCAGCAGGATGAGGAACACGCTAACGAAACAAAGATTAGAGTGTTGAAGAATAGGTGGACTGGAGATACAGGGCTGTGTGGTAGTTTGTATTATGACAAGACCACAGGAAGAATGACAGAGGATTCTATAATAACTAGTGACTTATTTTAAGGAAGAGAGTATTCTATAATAACTAGTGACTTATTTTAAGGAAGATGGCTAGAACTAGAGAAGAAATCCTTGACGATCTCTTTAAGTCTCTCAATAATACAACTGCTACAAACGGTGAGAAGAAGGAGTATATGGAATATATCCATATCCTTGATGTTTGTGTAGAGATTCTTGAGAGTAGGGGTGAGTTAAAGGAAGAACAGTTGGAAGAATACTTTCCAACATTTGAAGCATACAAAACTTTAATGGAGGAAGAGGATGAGTAGGGAGCTTGATAAGAGTATGTACACAGATATACGTCTTGCTAAGGAGGAATTAGATAAGAAGTACTGGGGTAAAGCAACGAACCTCTTTGATAAAACATACAACAAGTGTCATCAGATTTTCAGTGAAGATATGGAGGCTTGTCCATTTTATGCTCCTAACTGTGGAGAAAAAGGATGTCCTGTTTGGGAATGTCCACATCATAAAAAGTAATGAAACTCATCTTTGATATTGAGACAGATGGTTTACTTGATACACTCACTAAGGTGTGGTGTATTGTAGCCATAGATGAAGAAGGAACAGTACACACCTTTGAACCAGATAACATTAAGGAGGGAGTAAAGTTTCTTGCTCAGGCTGAAGAACTCATAGGTCACAATATCATAGGCTTTGACCTTGAAGCTTTAAGGATGCTTTATAAGTTTAACTTCAGTGGTACGGTAACAGACACATTGGTTTGTAGTCGTACCATCTGGAGTAACCTTTCAGAGATTGACTTCAGCCTTACAAGGAAGAGTAAAGACTTTCCTTCTAACTTGATAGGAAGCCACAGCTTAAAAGCTTGGGGGTATAGACTTGGTAAGTACAAGGGAGAGTATACAGACTTTTCTCAGTATGACCCTACCATGTTAGACTACTGTATTCAGGATGTCCATGTAACCAAAGAGCTTTATGATAAGATTATCAACAAGGACTTCAGTCAGGAGGCACTTGATCTGGAACATAAACTCCATACCTTGCTCATCACACAGGAAAAGAGAGGCTTTCCTTTTGATGAGAAAGGAGCTATGGAACTTTTTGCTGTTATCTCTCATAAGAGGGAAGAACTTCATACTAAGCTTGTTGAAACCTTTGAGCCTACGATAGTACAGCTTAAGACAAAGCAGAAGGTTATTCCGTTTAACCCTGCATCTAGGCAACAGATAGCAGATAGGCTGATGAAGAAGGGTTGGGTTCCAAAGGTATTCACAAACACAGGAGAACCGAAGGTTGATGAAGCGGTATTGTCTACCATTCAGTTACCTGAGGCTGCCCTGCTTAGTGAGTATCTTATGCTGAATAAGAGGATTGGACAGATATCTTCAGGTAAACAAGCGTGGCTAAAACTATTAAAACAAGGGAGGATTCATGGAAGTGTTAATCATATGGGGGCTGTTACTAGTAGGTGTACTCATAATAACCCTAATGTGGCTCAGGTTCCGAACAGCTCTGCGCCATTTGGTACAGAATGTAGAGCTTTATTCACCGCAGGGGGACGAGGCTATAAGCTTGTTGGAGCAGATGCTAGTGGTCTTGAGCTTAGGTGTCTCGCTCATTACATGGCTATTTACGATGGCGGTGCTTATGCCAATGAAGTAGTTAGTGGTGATATACACACAGCAAACCAGAAGGCTGCGGGTTTGGAAACAAGGAACCAAGCAAAGACCTTTATCTATGGGTTTTTATATGGGGCTGGTGATGAGAAGATAGGTAAGATCATAGGGAAGGGTGAGAGAGAAGGGAAGAAGATTAAGAAAAGCTTCCTTACAAAGACACCCGCTCTAAAGAAACTCCGTGAAGCTGTAAGCACTAAAGCAGAAACCTCTAAGGTTCTAAAGGGTTTGGATGGTCGTATCATACCTGTCAGACATAAACACGCAGCACTTAACACACTCCTTCAGAGTGCAGGAGCTATCGTCTGTAAGACATGGTATGTCCTGATAGCTGAAGAGATGGTTAAGAGAGGTATAGAAGGATACATAGCAGGGTTTATTCATGACGAGGTACAGATAATTGTGAGTGAACATCAGGCAGAAGCTATGGGTGCTATCACCAAGCAGATGATGAAAGAAGTAGAGAAACATTTTAACTTCCGTTGCCTTCTTGATAGTGAATTCAAGATAGGTGATAACTGGGCGCAAACACATTAAAGACTCTATCTATGAAACTACTAATTGATGGTGACATTATAGCATACAAGGCAGCCAGTGCTGCTGAAAAGGCTACTAATTGGGGTGATGGTCTCTGGACTCTTCACGCTTGGGAGGAGGATGTACGCACAATCATTGACGAATACATCAAAGGACTGTTTAGCTCTGCTGAATTCAGTATCTATGGGGTAGCCTTGTCTTCTCCGTTTAACTTCCGTAAGGATATATTCCCTGAGTACAAAGCTAACAGGGTAGAAACACGCAAGCCAATGCTCCTTAATTTTGCTAGGGAGTATATCACTTTAGAACACAATGGGTTCTCTTGGTTTAACCTTGAAGCTGATGATATCCTTGGTATCAAAGCCACAGAAGACAACAGTGAGTATGTTATCTGGAGTGAGGATAAGGACTTGATGACCATACATGGTAATCACCTTGTAGATGAAGACATTGTATATGTCTCACCATATGAGGCAGAGTTCAAGTTCTATATACAGGTGTTGTGTGGGGATTCTACAGATAACTATAAGGGTTGCCCAGGAGTTGGTCCTGTTACTGCTGAGAAGATTATTAAGAAAGCAGATAAAGACGGTGTTCCGATTTGGGATGCTATTGTAGCTGCCTATGGTAAGCAGGGACTTAGTGAAGACCATGCTCTAACACAGGCAAGGATGGCTTATATTTTGAATGACGGAAACTATAACAGAGAAACAGGAAAAATACTACTATGGACACCAGAGATTATAGTGCCATAGGAGCGGAAGCTCCGCTACCTATGAACAATCCAGATTTTGATAAGGGATATGATTATGTCTCCCGTCCTGCTCATTATGATATGCCTATTCAACCTAGGGAATATATCATGAAGAACGGGCTGTCTTATTGTATGGGAAACATTGTGAAGTATGCATCCCGTGCAGGAAAGAAACAGTATGGGAATATGTCCATGCTTGATTCAGAACTGATTGACCTTCGTAAGATTCAGGAGTATGCTGAATATCAGATTGAGGCTATCATTGAACTGAAGTTTGAATTGGAAGAAGATAAACCTAACGGTTATTAAACTAACCTCTATAGAATTTTATGAACGTTTTTTCAAACGAACTTCATATTTCTGATATATTGTTAAGGAAACTCAACGAGGCTTTTCCCGATAAACTCCCACCGATTGAGACGAATATTGAGAACCTCAGGTTTAGACAGGGACAACGAAGCGTTGTTGAGTACCTTACACAGATTTATAAAGAAGTTCATAACATAGACGAATATGGGTCTTCCAGCACCTAAAGTAAATGTTCCTGCGCCTCTTCCTGCTCCTGCTCAGGCTATTGCCCCTAAAGAGGTAGAAGCTCCTGAGCTTGATCTTGAAGATGAAGGGAGCCCTTCAGAAGATATTCTTAAAAAACGCAAAGGCAAGAAAGCACTTCGTGTAGATATGGCTGGTGCGCAGCCACTATCTAGTAGTGTTATTTCAGGTCTTCAAATTCCGGTATTATAATTATGGGTGGAAAGAGACGAGAACCAGAGGTAGTTTATACCCCTGCCCCTGCTCCTGCTCCTGTTACTGCTGTTGCTGTACAGCGTCAGGGACAAAAGTCATTTAAGCAGGACGAGAATGTATCAGATATTGAGACAGACTCAGACCTCTTCATCAAAAAGAAACGTAAAGGTAAAAGAGCGGTAAAATCAGGCGCAACACCTATGGGTGGTGCAATCATTCCGTCTGATACTGGAACGTCAGGTCTTTCAGTTCCTTACTAAATTCAAGAAACAATGATGGTACAAGAAAGTTCTTCTCTTCAGAAACGGTATGATGAGCTTACAGGAGATCGCTCTGTGTTTCTTGAGCGTGGTCGTGATTCATCAGTACTGACTATTCCTAGTCTTCTCCCAGAAGAGGGGCATTCTTCTTCCACAAAGTTTGATACTCCTTATCAGAGTGTTGGAGCGAGAGGGGTAAACAACCTAGCGTCAAAGCTGTTGCTTACTCTTCTCCCTGCTAACAGTCCTTTTGCCCGTCTTATAGTAGATGATTCTGCTCTAGAGGCTCTTGGTGCAGCTGGAAGGGGAGAGGTAGAGGTAGGGCTTGCGAAGATTGAGAGGATGGTAATGGCTGATATAGAAACCAAAGCTATCCGTGTCCCTGTCTTTGAAGCTCTTAAGCATCTTATTGTTACTGGAAATGCTCTAGTATACCTTGATAAGGGTGTTGGAACAATGAAGGTATTCAGGCTTGATCGTTACGTTGTGAAGCGTGATGCTATGGGTAATGTTCTAGAGATCATTACCAAAGAGTCTGTAGATAAGAAGATGCTTCCTAATGAGGTCGTTGCTCTTATGCCTGACCTTACGGATACCGAACACAAGACACTGGATCTTTATACAGGTGTTGTGCTTACCTCTAAAGGTTATGAAGTACACCAAGAAGTTATGGGAATAGAAATCCCAAAGAGTAGAGGGGTTTATAAGAAAGGCAAGCTTCCTTTTATTCCTCTTAGATTCATCCGTATTGACGGTGAAGATTACGGTAGAGGTTACATTGAAGAGTACATAGGAGATCTTATTTCTCTTGAGGCACTCAGTCAGGCTATTGTTGAAGGTAGTGCAGCATCTGCAAAGGTGTTGTTCCTTGTTGCTCCTAACGGTACGACAAAAGCCTCAACACTTGGAAGAGCCGCTAACGGTGCGTTTGTTGATGGTAATGCTAATGATGTAACTACCCTACAGGTTCAGAAAGCCGCTGACTTCCGTGTTGCAGAATCTACAAGTTCAAAGATTGAACAGAGGCTTGCTTATGCTTTCCTTCTTAACAGTGCAGTTCAGCGTAATGCTGAGCGTGTGACTGCTGAAGAAGTTAGATACATGGCTCAGGAACTAGAGGCTGCCCTTGGTGGTATCTACTCTATCCTTAGTCAGGAGTTCCAGCTTCCCCTTGTTACTCTTATTCTGGAGTCTCTTCAGAAAGAGAAGAAGATGCCAAAGCTCCCTAAAGAAATCAAACCTGTTATTGTTACAGGTGTTGAGGCTCTTGGTAGAGGTCAGGATCTTAACAAACTTGCCACATTTCTTCAGTATCTCCATCCGCTCGGTCCTCAGGTTATACAGAGTGAATTGAAGGTTGGTGATTACATTGCTCGTCTTGGTGCTAGTCTTGGTATAGATACCTTTGGACTTATTAAGACTGAGCAGGAGAAGATGCAGGAACAACAGGAAGCTCTTGCTCAACAGCAACAGATGATGCAGGATCAGACAATGGCTAATATGGCAGAGCGCAGTGCTCCTGAACTCGCTAAACAAATGGGTAACACTGAACAAATAAATAATGGCTAACCTTGCTCATAACATTGGTGATATGTTAGCTAAGCTTGCTACTAAGCTTGGTAGGAAACTCACCACAAAAGAAGTCCTTACTCTAGATAAGAAAGTAGTTAGTTCTCTTCTTTCTCAAAAAACAACAGCTGAAGAAGCTGCAAAACTCTTAGGAAAGAAGAAGCTATCAGCAACAGAAGCAAAAGGTTTTTCTAAACCAGATGTGGCTCCAGTATCTACAGCCAAACCTAAGGCAAAAAGAACACCAACCCCTAAAGCTGTTAGGGCTAAGAAGGCTGGCGGTAGATCAGAAGGGGAGATGGAATCTCTATACAGAAAGAAGCTTTCAGTTTTACAGAGACTGAGTGATAACATAAACACTGACCCTGATAAACTCTTTGCAGAATCGGAGTACCTTAAAAAGACTTTCGGAAAGACCGAAAAGGAACTGCTTTCAGATATGCAGTCGTATGCAAAGAGTGGTGAAACGTTTGGACTGTTTCAGTATACCTCCGCCAAAGATGCTTCTAAAGTTAGACAGAGTGCGATCAATTCAGGAATGAGTCGTGATAATGCTGGAAGACTTATTATTGAAGAAGGTAAATACGAGAATGAAGCCCTTAATATGGGAACAAAAGCAGGTGATCCTGCTAAAACCCGTAGCGTCCGTGTAGGTATTACCCTTACTCCTAAAGAGAAGGCTGCTATGGGTACTGTACGCTTTGCCCCTGATGAACTGAAGGGTAAGGTAACTGAAACAGGAGCTGGTGCAGGAAAATACTGGGTCTTTGCTAAGACAGCTGATGAAGCAGTAGCAGACATGAATAAGTTTATGTCTAGTCTTCATGCTAATATGGCTAAAGGAGCTAAGAGAGGAGCTAAGGGAACCAAAAAGGTAGCTGAAAAACCACAGAATACAGCACTTGTTAAGCGTGCAGCTACAGAAACTGAAGCACCTGTTAAGACTGTAAAGGGTGATAGGGTTCTTACACCACAGACTACAGCTATGGCTAAGCGTGGCGAAAGCCGTATGGAAGCACCTGTTAAGACTGTAAAGGGTGATAGGGTTCTTACACCACAGACTACAGCTATGGCTAGGCGTGGTGAAAGCCGTATGGAAGCACCTGTTAAGACTGGAAAGGGTGGTAGGGGGCTTACAACGC